TATACTCCCGGTAGAGTAGTTGCTGCTCCAAAGTCAATTGGCGGAATAATGAATACTGCCGAAACAGTTAAATATATTCCCGGTTTCGCTCAACCTTATATTCTTCCTCCTCAAGGATCTCGCGCAGCAACTCAATTAGCTTCAAAATCCATGGCTAAAAATGGAATTAATCCTTACATGGCTAAAGGATTCATTCCTAATTTTGCTCCAAAACCTTTAACCAATCCTTCTTATGGAGATAATGATTGGTGGCTTGGGTCTGGTCTATCTGCTCCCGTTTCTCTTTCTCAAATTACAACTGGAACATCGGCAGCTTGGAGTCAAGATAAAGGTTTTTATAAAACTGATGGTTCTGCTTTTACTGCAAATGATTTAAATACATTTGTGAGAAGAGGGGCTACTTATGGAGACATTAGAAAGTATGTTCCAGATAGTCTTTTAAAAGATGATCCAAGATGGAAATCTGGAGCTATATCAGATTTAAACGCTATTAGACGCGACTTTGCACCCGGAAAGAAAATAGCAGGTCAAGAAAATATCAAAGAAGGAATTAAGCAAGTTTATGATCCTTATGTTCCTCCTGCTTCAATGCTTGTATTTGATTTAGATGCAAAAAATAAGGAACTATTTGCAGATGAAAAGACCGAAGAAATATTAACTAAGAGAAAAGAAGACGGAAGAGCTTTTAAGATTAAATCTTATGCTTTAAATTCGTCTTCTCAAAACGAAGAAAAAACTAATCTAATTACACAAACAGCAGATTTCTCTCGCAGAACAACAAAACAAATTGCTAATTATATTAGACCCGGAGAATATTCGGATGCTTCTGTTGATGAATTTTTTAATAAGGCAGGTAAAAATTATTCTGTTCTTGCTGGTACTATTTTTGAAGCTTCTACTAATTTAGCCGCTAATTACACAAGAGATCAATCTGGTGGTGGTGTTGGAGATTTTGACGTAATTGGGGGAAATATTGGAAATGTAAGACAGTTTTTCCCCGGATTTGGAGATCAATATGGAGATTATAAATTAAGAAATAATGATGATGCTGTAAGATCGTTTATTGGTAAAGTTAAGAAGAAATTCGGCCTACAAATGGCAGAGCATTTTAAGGCTCAAGAAAAAAAGGTAAGTCAACTTAGTACTGGATTTTCAAAAGGTTTTATACCAAATTTTGCTCAAAAAGACTTTCAAACAGTAAATACTGCTAGATTAATGGGAATTAATTTAGCACAAATGGATATTAATCCCGAAACAGTATTTAGAGAGTCTTTGCAAAACGCTGTCGCTCACGGTCAATCAGGACAAGAAAAGGGAGTTTTCATTGGAGTAAGCGGATATGGAAAGCCAAATGAGTTTGCAATTAGTGATGTTGGCACTGGAATGTCTCCAGAAGATGTATTCACTAAATTTTTACCATATGCTCAAACAGGAAATGAAGGAGGTAATAAAGGATTATCTGGATTTGGAATGGGAAAAGCTTCTATTTTCATGGGTTCCAAGAAGTTCCTTCTTGATACTATAAAAGAAATAAATGGTAGAAAGATAAGAACAATTGTTTCTGGAACCCCAGAAGGATGGAATAATTTCATACAAAAGGGCAAAATAAGTTTAGATGAAACTCTTTTTAATCAACCAAGAGGTGATTTAAATTTTGATGGGTTAAAAATGTTTTGGAGAGAAGTCAATCCAGAAAAAAAGAATACTCCAATAATGGGAACCACTTTCGCTGCTTCTCCTTCTAAAGAGGGTTATATATCTTATGGAAGTTATTTAGAGAATAGAGCAGGAAAAGTAGCAGAACTTCCATTTAAATTTACTACTGCTTCTTCTGGTTTATTGAGGCAAACAATTAATACTAGAAATGAAGATCCTAGCTATAGAAAATATTATTTTTCTAAATTTGATCCTAGTAAATCTTCAGTACAAAGAACTTTAACGGCAGAAGGTGGAGAAGTAGATATATTGTTTGATCCTCAAGGAGATCCTCAAAAAACTTATGGATACGCTCAGATTCCCATGCTGTCAGAGGGAATGAAGTATGCTAACTATAAAGTAGAAGGAGTAGACTATATTCCTAAAAGTTTAATGTTTAATGTTAGGAGTAATGTTGGTGCAGGTGATCCAAATTATCCTTGGAATACTGACAGAACTGAGTTAAGAGGGCCATTAGGCAAAATGGCAAAATCTGCCGTACAGGATTTAGCTGCACAATTAAAACGCGCTCAAGAAGATAGCGTTAGGAATGTCCCTTCTTATCAAATGGGTTCTGATCTTGAGCTTCTTGATGTTTCTTCTTCTTTGCCTAAAGGAACAATGGAGAGTATTGCTGGAAATCCTAAATTCCAAAATTTTGGTGCTGCTTTAAAAAGCGTTTTTGAACAAACAATTGGACAGGCTTCTGAGATTTTTGATCCAAGAATGGCTAATGCTTCATTTAGAGGTTTAGCTGTTGGAGCTAATTGGATGGGTTTAAATACTGCTTCATCAAAAGAAGTAGGTACGAAATCTATAGTTGAACCATTTGCTCATGTAGAGACAGTTATAGATAGAATTAGAAAGATTTCTCAAGAAAAAGCTAAACAAGGAAAGAAAATAAAATCAGTTGGTAAATTTAGAGACATCTATTCTAGAGAAATATTAGATACTGTTTTTCATGAAGCCGCTCACCAAGTTAATAGAACAGAAGGAGAAGCTCATGCTAAATCAATGGCAAGCGTTTGGGCAGCTAACGCAGAGCAAGTGGGTTCTTATTTAAAAGAAATTCAAGGTTCTCTGACTCCCGAGTTGATGAACTTCATCATTTCTACTTATAAGCAAAACAAATCTATTATTGATGAGGGCAAAGCTTCAAAGTTTAGAGATTTCGTATCTAATTATTCATCGGGTCATATTCCTAACTTTGCTAGAATGCAATTAGGAAAACCCGGATTTTTTGGAACATTTTCTGCATTAAGAGGAAATCTAGGAGTAAAACAATTCCCAGATAACGAATCATCTACAAAATCTAATGTAGCAAATGAATACTTAGCTTCACAAGAACTTGGCCAGATGATTGATGCAGAACAATTAAACCCAATTTTTGAAACTCCTAAGATTTACGGAGCATTGTCAAAAGCTATACAAAAGAGTGCTATTTATAAAGAGATTTTTTCTGGAAAAACAGCACAAGAAATTTCTGAAAATTTAGACGAATATACTGGAGAAAGAAGAGGATTTGTCCAACTCGCAGAAATCATAGCCGACAGAGCTACTTCTCAAATTAATGCAGGAGGTAGAATGGAGGCAGTTGATTTAACTCAAAACCTTGGCAATATGATGTATAATCAAGTAGCTGAAGGTATCTTGTCGAAGATTTCTAGAAGAAATTATGAGAAATTACTAAAGTCTATTGAATCAAAAGACAACAAAGATGCAGAAGCTCAAATTGACAGAATTTTAAGCTCTATTTTTACTAAAGGTGGTAAAGTTAGTATAGTTGATACAGGAATGTTTAATCTAGGAAGCGGCCTAGCTTCTAAGAGAAAATCTTCTTTAGGTAGTCTCGGATACGAAGATGATTTTAGATTTGCTTCAGGTTATATTCCTAATTTTAATCCAGTTATGGAGGCAATGAATAGAGAGATGTCTGCTGGATATTCTGCTTCTCAGGTTAGATTAGGTAGAAGCGATAAATTAAAGACTAGCTTCAATCCAATGGGATTGGGTGTTTATAATTCTACAGAAGGATCTCTTAATAATGGAATTGGCTTGGCAGAGAAAGCTGGAATAGACCCTAAGACAAAAGGAATGTCTGCAAGAGGACATATTCCTAATTTTGCTGAGTTTGGGGGCGCAGATGCTTTTATATTAATTGCTGCTTTTGGAACTCTTAGTACTGCTTTAAAAGAAGTTGCAGGAAGCCTTAGAACTTTAAAAGGTAGTTCTGATACTTTAATTAAATCAAATGCTTCTGCTGCCGCTTCTTATTCTCAACAGATAGGACAAATACCAAAAGACTTCAAAAAGAGTCAAAAAGCAATATCCGATGAGATTGAAAGAACATTTACAAATGTAAATAAAACGACTTTAAAGCTTCAAGGCACTGCTACTGGTCCTTTAGTAGGGAAAACAACTAGAGATCAATTTGGTATTGTTACAAGCTCTCCTGTTGCTGCGTCTCCAGAACAAGTAGCTAGATTAGAAGAGTTAAGAAAACAACAATCTGAACTAAGAAAAAAAGCAAGAGAAGAATTATCTGCTGCTAGAGAAGGACGAAGACAAGCGCAAGAAAATATAAGACAGGCTCAAGCTCCTGTATTTTCAAGAGCAAGTTTTGCGTCTGGAGGGCAAGCAGATAGATACGTTAGAGGGCTTGGCACTCAAATTGGTTTAATTGGTAGTGTAGCTTCAAATATTGGTGGACAATTCATATCTCCAGAAAATAAAACAGGAAGAGCCGCAGCTTCTGGCTTAGGAGACATAGCTTCTTTTGCTGGCTTAGGGGCACAGTTTGGCCCTTACGGAGCAATAGCAGGAGTAATTTTAGGAGCTGGATCTGCTCTTATTAAATTAAAAGATGCCAAAGCTGAAGAGGCTATTGATAAAATTAATAAATCTTTGGGAGAGACAAAAGAAAGATCTGCTGAGTTTTCTGGTGCCGCTCAAAATTACTCTACTTCTTTAGAAGGTTTACAAAACGCTTTAAATGATCCTAAGACAAAGCCTGAAGCACTATTAAAGTTTCAAAATAATTTAACAGAAGCTTTAAATAGTATTCCTGAACAGTTCAGAAGTAAAGTGTTAGCCGCAGGGACGGAGATAAGTAAGGTTACTGAAGCTATTGGTGAAGTAAATAAAGAAATGGCCAATACGCAAAAGAATTTAGAGCGACAATTAGCTATCACGCAATTTATTGAAAAGCAATCTTCTTTTTTGGGTAGAAGTAGTTTAAAGCCAAAAGATCAAGAAGTGTTTAATAGATTATTCACCTCTTCTATTAGATCAGAAGATATAACTAAAAAATTTACTGGAGAAAATGCCGCAGCAGACTTTTCTAAATTTATTGATTCTTTAAAATCTCAAGCAATTATTTATAGTCAAGAGACTATTGGGCCTTATGGTTCCCGCATAGGCGCACAACCAATGGTTAATAAAGAGAGCGTAGAAAATATAAAAGCTCAGTTAAAACAGAATACAGTTATTCCTGAAGAAATAATTGATCAGCTTGACAAAGCTTTTGCTGAATTTGATACTGTAGCATTAAGTTCTTTATTCGACTCGCTCAAAAAAGCAGGAATAGACGTTTTTGATTTCGCCAAAAGATCGAAAAACCTTGGAGAAATTTTAGCAGAAAACACTAAGAGACTTAAAGAAAATGAAGAAGTTCTTAAATCTTTAAATTCTCAATACAATAGCATCAATCTTCAAATCTCTAATCAAATTGATATAGAAAAAAATCGCGCTCAAACTATTAGAGAGATAAATAAAATTCAAGCAGAAGGCGCGGTTTCAATCCAAAGAGCTAGAGTTAAAGGTCTTTTAGAATCAGCTACTCCATTTATTAGCGAGTCTTCAAAATCGGACATCCAAAATCAATTAGATCTAAATGAGATAACTTCTAGACAAAATTCTAAAATTCAAGAGGCTTCTAATAAACTTTTAGATTCTTTCTCAAATACGATAATTAAAAAATCAGAAGAAGCTAGATCAAAAGTTATTCCTGCTATTGAGGGTGCCAAGTCTGAAAATGCTATTCAACAAGAAAGAGCCGTCTTCCAAAATCAAATTCAGAAATTAACTCCTTTAATTGCTGAATCATTAAAACAAATAAATTCTGGTGGTAATATAGGAGATATACAAACAAATTTAATAAATAACATAAGAGGATTTTCTCAATTCAAGCCAGAAGAAAGAGATGTTCTTGTGCAAACTCTTGAAGTATCTTTTGGAGAGTTTCAAAATACTCTCGCCGAAATAAAAGCTCAAGGCGATATAGATATTCAAATTCAAGAAGCCCAAAGAGAATATCAAAAACAGTCTTTGGAGCTAAATCAAAGACTTTCTTTTGCTGGTGGCGCACAAGCTTTGAGTTCCACTGGTAAAGCGGGGGTTTCTGAACTTTTTGATAATATTTCTGAATTAGTTTCAGAATTTAGACAAACTAACGTTGCTGGAAATGCTGCTCAAAGGGGATCTAGTGCTTTTAAATTGCTTGATGTATTAACTAATCAATTACAATTAAATAGAAGCATTGGTCAACCAAGCGGATTCATTGGACCCAGTGCCAGTGGAAGTGCTTTTAATAATCAAGTGTCTTCTGATTTAAATCCTTTGGTAGGAACAGCTATTGCTGGCAGAGTGCAGCAAATAAGAGAAAGCGTAGATTTAGCTCGCAGAGTTACTGAAATTCAAATGGGTAAACCAACAGCCGGTACTGCTTTAGGAACGGCTTTTGACCAAGCAAAAGAAGGCGCAGTTAAAACTGCTTTAGATCAAATTACTTCTCAGTTTAAGTTAGAGAATATGGGGAACTATCTTGACGTATTACAACAAGAAGCTAGATTCTTAAATGACCTAACACAAGATCAAAATTCTATTTTAGAAAAAACATTGCCAACTACTATAAATGAGAACTTTAATAGAGTTATAACAGAACAAGTAGGCAGCAAATTAGATAGCTTAACTACTTCATTACAGGGAGTTATTAACAAATTAGGAGTTGCTACAAAAAGAAACGCTCTTGAATCCGAAATGTTTAATAAGCTTCCTGCTGACGTATCTCCAGCAGATAGACAAGCAATATTGAATAGAATAGCTGCGTCACAAAATTTAAGAGATACAGAAGGGTCCATATCTATGCAGACTAACAACGCCGAAGCAGGAATAAGACTAGCAAGAGAAAAAGAGATTAAAAAATTACAAGATTATTTTAAGAGTTTTGATTTAGTAACAGTAACCGGAGCAGAAGGAGCTTTTACAGAAGCTTATAAAAATTTAATTGGAGATCCATCTAAAGTTTCAAGAGATGATTATGGGAATATTACTGGAGGTGTTAGCTATGGAAAAGGCTATTACGGGACTGGTACTTCTAGAGAAACTATAAATAATGCAGTTGTGTTGCAGGAAGATCTAGGCTCTTCCTATGAAGATCAATTAAGAAATCAAAAAAGATTAGAGCAATTAATCGCTTCACGCGAAAAATCAATTGGTCGTCCAGAGATTAACCTCTCAGGAACCTATAAAGGATTAACTCAAGATATAAATAGAGATTTTAAAGTCTCTATGGCAGAGGAGACTGTAAAGTCTATTAAATCTGCACAAGAAGAGTTAAGAAGATTAGACTCGGCTTCTCCTTTAATGTCAGTAGGCAATAAATCAACTGCGCCTTCTTTACAAGATATCATTGATAAATATGGTTTAGCAGATCAAGGCGGTGCTAAAAGAAATTTACCAACTCAATTAGCTCAAGGAAGAGCAAATCTAGATAGTATCAATAATTTGCTTTTGGCTAGATTAGAAAATGATAAACAGCTTGTCGATCTTAACGAAAAAGTAAATAACCTTTTAAAAGAAGACCTAAATGATACAAAGAAAAGAGAAGACCTAATTAAACTTCAGACTGAGCTAAGAAAGAAAACTTTAGAGCAAGAAGGTAAGGTCGCAGAAGAGTTGTATAATTTATATTACAAAGGTTCGTTTGGAGAAACTTTCTTTAAGGATGAAAGAGCGGCTTTTGCTAATGCTAGAATTGAAAATGAAGCTCGTCAAGGAAGAGTAGCTATTGGAGCTATAACAGAAAAAAATACTACTTACAATAGAGCCGATTTTGCTAGAGATACTGGTCAATTGATCGACACTTTCCAAACTGATTTCAAATCAGGTATTGCTAGTGCATTTGGTGAAGCTATCAAAGGAACTAAAACTCTTAAGGATGCATTTAGAGATATGTTCCAAGGCATCTTAAATAGAATGCTTGATAAGTCTTTAGAGATGGGAGTTGATGCTTTATTTGCTTTTGGTAAAGCTGCAACTGGCAGAAAAGATGGTGGATTAATCAGAGGTTATAATTCTGGAGGTATGGTTGTTGGTGGCTCTGGAATGAAAGATGATGTACCCGCTATGATGAGTGGCGGCGAATACGTTATCAAGAAGTCTTCTGTTAAAAAATACGGTTCTGATTATTTAAGAGCCTTGAATGGCGGACTTGTTCCCAAATATGCAGTAGGTGGGTTCTCAATGGGTCCATTACAAAATGAGTTCTTATATGATAATCCTGATCGTCCAACTTCTGGGGAGTTTGCTGTTGATTCTAGACTATCAGCCGCAGCTTTAACTGACGAGAATAATCCTCAAAATAGATTAAGACAAGATCGCTATGAAAAACTTGATCAATACTTGCAAGACAGATCGCAGTATGAGAAAGACAAACAGCAAGCTATTAAAAATTACAAAAATCAAGTAAATAGCACTTTCTATTCAGGTTTAACTGCTGCTGCTGTTCAATTAGGTGCTGCTGGTCTTACGGTTGGAGCAGCTAATATGAGAACTAATGCAGCAACATCTGCTGCAAGAGGTCTAGAACCCGGAGGCAACTTAACTCAAGCTCAATTAAACGCTCAATATGCAAGAAATCTTAGGTCAAATGGCGGCTATATAGCTAGATTTGCTGGCGGTGGATCAACAGGTAAAGATAATATTCCTGCCTTGTTAATGGGCGGCGAATATGTCATGAACAAGAAAGCTGTAGATATGTACGGCAGAGACTTCATGAATCAATTGAATACTGGTACATTGCCTAAGTATGCCAGCGGAGGAATGGTTGGTACAAGTTATACAGCAGGTCAAAATACTCCTGAATCTAGCGTGACCGAACTAGTCGCTGCTCTTAATACATTGAATGAAAACCTTTCCAAGGGCAATGACATCACCCAAGCTGAGTCAGGTAAAATTTCTGCTGCTGGAGCAAATCAAGAATCTGGAATGTCTGTAGTTAATAACATTTCAATTAATGTTGCTCAAAGCGGCGAAGTCACTTCTGAAGCTAATGCTACCACTCAAAATGGTGGCTCCAATACTAATAAAGATCAGAACAATATTCAAAACAATGCTAAACTCGCTGAACTACTCAGAAGCAAAGTCGTTGAAGTATTGGTCGAGCAGAAGAGACCCGGAGGATTACTTTACGCCAGCAGATAATTCTTTAATCTTAGAATCTATAGTTAGTATAGCCTGATTATAGATTTGCTCTATATTGTTGTCTTTGGCTAATGGTAGATTAAGAAAAGGAGTCTTGTCTACCTTTACAATGAAGGCTTGATTCAGGTATTCCTTGCCCGTAGCCTTATTTAATGTAATGCGGTATCGTTTTATATAGACTTCTCCTGTAAGGAAGTCGTCTTTAATCTTTTCATTTAACATTACAAGAGTAGAAGCGTTTTCTCGCTTTACGTCCAATACAGAAAAAAACTTAAGAGCCTTCTTGTTGTCTTTACCCAAAATCAAGCTTACTTTTGCGCCTTTACCAGATCCGCCTTCTAATTCTGCTTCAGTAAAATTTTGAGTAAATTTTCCATTGTTAATTAAATGGAGTTCAGTAATACCGCCATCACTATTGACAGCTTTAATTTGAAGGACAGCTTTTTGGTTTTTATCTATGGACGATTCAAAGTAAGAATTTTTACCAATAGTTACATATTCATTTACTTTGTATCCAGATCCAGATTCAGTAATGTCATTAATTAATGCAGCATAGTAAAGAGCAAAATAGCAATCAATAGTGTCTCCATCTAAGATTAAATCTTTAATTGTGCCGCTAAATTTAATTAATAAACTTGATTCTACAGTAAAAGGCTTGCTGTAGTTAATGACGGCAGTTCGCACAACAGAGAACTTCTCTGGGTTGCCAATAATTTCTATTTCTTTACTGGGTTCTATTGTAGACCAGTTTGCTAGGTTGTTAGAATATATGTATTCGTCGCCAAAAGAAAATAATACATCCGTCATATGTTACATTATATTGCCAATCACTGCTTTTACAATAGGATGTTTTGCGCTTTCTGATTCATATCCACTTATTTTAATCTCTGGATCTGAAATATAACCACAACCTAATTTCTCCATTGTTAAAGAAAGTAGCTCTCCTTTTGAGCCTCTAACAGCATGAGCAGAAGCGGTTAAGCCGTAGTTGTATTCGGTTTCTTCAGGAGGAGAGATGGTGACGCAAGGAACAGGTTCTGAGCATCCATATCCGGGGTCAATAATTTGTATATCAACAATATTATGAAAGGCGTTAAACTTGTTTATCTTTTCGCAATCATGAATGTGTTGCATTTCAGTTCTACAAGAGAGTTCTCTTAGAAACTTTTTGTTATTTTTAATGACTTCTGTTTGTTTATTGTTGGGAGTCTCTAGAGAGATAATGAAGTCAATATCAAGCTTCTGCAATAAAGTGTTTCTTTTTGCAGTCATTTCTTTAACTTTTTTATCAATGAGATTTTCTTTTTTCCATATAGAGTTTCCATCAGGAAGAAATTTTCTATGTTCTAATATGCTTTGGTCAATGTGTTTTTCTAAAGGTACAATGTAGTCTACAACTTCATACTCTATTCCTACAAGCTTTAGGCGATCTAAATTTTCCATCAAGTCGAGAGAAGATTGGAGGTATTTGTGACTGCCATTTATAAAATATACGATGTAGTGTTTCATTTTAGTAAGTTATTACTACTGATAGTTCTAGTGCTTGGATATGGAAATTATATAATGGAAATGATCTATTGTTAGATCTTGCGGACAAATGTGCAAAAGCTAAGTTTTTAGCACTCTTGAATTTCCAGAAAGTTGGATTAGTTATTGATGCATCAGCAGAATAAGAAGAAGCGTTGGCGTAATAATTTGCATAAGGAACATTTTTTAATGTAACCTTAATTATGTTATCGTCTCCCGGTATTATTTGGGTTTTATCTACTTCACTAGCTACAAAATCTTCTCCAATAAAGCAATATACCTTTATAGCTTTTGTTTTGTTGACGCTTCCAATTGTAAAGAAAATAGACAAAGATTCATTTTCTAATACTGGAACTCCAGCATAGAAAGAAGAATTTGCTATACCAAAATTAAACGAATTAGCTGTTTGCTGATTTATAGTATAAACAGTGAAATTGTTTGGTTCTGCATTTATCAACATTTGAACATTTTTAGTATTGACTCCAAGTTCAGAAAAGTTGTTTTCAGGAGTAACGTTTATAGCATTGAAAGATGAATTGAGCAATCCATCATTTAATAAACTATTAAAATTGCTTTTTGCATTTTCTTCAGTGTTTGAATTTGAGGCGTTTATAGGAATTAAATAAGTATTTGTATAATCAGGAATTAAACTCTTTATATTTCCAGTAAACGTGCTATTAGTTAATCTTGTTATAGAGATGTCGAAAAACTCTTCGTTTCCTTCGCCAAAAGAGCTATTTGTTATTTTAGCTTTAGACTTAAAAGCATTAGCTGTTTCTGATTCTACTGCTCTTAAAGAAACAGTATTTGCGTCAGGAACTAAAGCTCTTGTAAAAATTTTATTGCCATTTAAAACATAAGCTCTCTTGCCAGTGGGTATTTTCGGTGATAATGATGCATTTGGTATATTATCTCTATTTTGTAAAGAGAGTTTGTAATAAGCCATAGTGCCGTCTGGATCTGAAGATAATACTCTATCATCTTTAGCTCCTGCTGCTAGGTTTGCGTTTGTAGTAGGCTTATAAATTACGCTCTTTCTAGAAATTGCATAAGCTGGTGAAGGGAGCGTATTTACGCTAGTATCAAATATATTTTCAGTTAGTACAGTTTTATTAATTGTAAAATGGAGATATCTAGTATCAGCATCTTTTAATACAGACTCTAGAGAGAAAGATAATGGAGTAGATGATTCTTGTTTTATAACAATTGGGTCACTAATTTGAGGGTAAATTTTACCTATGTTATTATCTTTATCAATGAAAGAAGAATAATAGTCTAAGATATTTCTTGCTGTTGCTGCATTTGAGTTAAACTGCCAAGCGAACATGAATGAATCTACAGCTATCAAATAAGCATTATATTGAGTAGAATCAAATCCCTTACCGTTGTCATCGCTTAAGTCATTGAAATTAAATATAGATTGGTTATTTGATATTGTTATAAAGTGAGAGTCAATGATTTCTTTTCCAGTATTATCGTTAACAGACAATGGGCTTCCATCAGGATTGTGATTTATTGAATTTTTTCCAAATTCAAATATATTTTCACTAGGCATTAGTAATAGATAAAAAGCGTTAATAAAAGAACTCGCTGTATCTTGCTGAATAGTAAATTTTAATCTATTTGATCCTTGGCTTGTAACAATAGAGTAGGTCGCTCTTGTGTCTTTTAAAATTGCATTTAAAGATTTTTTTAAATCAGCATCTTGATTGTCGTAAGTTACTAGTAAAAATCCATCTACATTCTTAAAATCATTAGAAGTAGATTTCATTCCAACATCTGTAAATGTCATTTTATCAATTGCCAAAGAGAAGTTCCTATACTTAGCAAAAACATTTGAAGTTTTGTAGTTGTATATATTGTCACTAGTTTGATCTTCATCAAACGTTAAATAGTCTTCCCAGTTTGAAACATTAAGGTACTTGTTGTAAACAGTGCCGAAAGCGTCTTTTGTGTCTACTTTCTCTGGTATTATTGCTATTCTATAAGGGTAATCAAGATTGTTGAATTTATTTGGATTCTTTATGAATTGCAAGGGGATGTTGAACGATAAAGACTCTGGAGGTTTAACAGATTGAATTTGAGAAGGTGCTGTTGACTGAAAGTATTGTGCTTTCGTTAAATCAATTGGAGAGGTAAAAGCATAAACTTTATTATTCAAAGTGATAGATGAACTTGTATTTACATCGTCATAAGTAATCGCAACAACTGGAGAGACAAATAATTCATTTGAGTTTTGAGAATTTGAAGCTTCAACATAAGTTAATGGAGAGCTATTATTAATATTTGCTCCATAAATTCTTATAGAACCTTTGATGTTGCTCTTGTCTAGAACAGTGTTTACATAAGATTCATAAATATCGATTGGAACAAATTTAAAATCACTAGAGCTATTTGGGTTAAAGTCTGATCCATAAAAGGCTTTGTTAAATATCTTGAAGCCTATCGTAGTGTCTTTTATAGAAGAGTCATAAAAGATTTCAATCAATACTTTGCTTTGATCTATTACTCCATTAGCCTCTGCAACGCCAAGAGTAAATAATGCTCTTGAAGGCGCAGAAGCTTCTGGTGCTGGTGGTTTTGCTGGTGTGATATTTAATCCAGATTCTATTTGAGCATACTTTAAGTGATACATCTGCGAGCCAATTACTGTATAATTACTTCCCTCTGTAGACTCTTGTATTCTAAATACTCTATAAAAATCATAATCGCTATCAGTAGATCCATTAAGGTTTCCAGAGTTTTCTAAAGCCCAAGTTATTGATTTAGGAGACATTCCAGACGCTCCAGTAAAATAAGATAGTCCAGTTACGTTTAATCCAGAAGCCATTACTGGTGCTAGACCCGTAATTCTAATTGAATCATAATATTGACCAGTAATTAAGTTGCCGCTTCCTACTATGAATGAATTAGTAAGAGGCTTTCTATAATCATTATAATCAAGGTTACTAGTAACGATACTGTCTCCTGCTGCGTCTTTAAAGCTAGGATCTAGATTATACTTGGGAGAAAGTATGGTTAGCTTATAATTTTGATTTCCAGAAAAGTTAAAATCAAGTTTTCTATCTAGAGTTAGTATTCCAGTAGTTACATTTGTGTCTCCAGAAATGTTAATATTATTTAATCTTCCGCCTACTGTTTTATATTTTCTATTGTAATCGTAAACTTTAATTACGTCTCCGGGTTTTAAGTATACGCACTCTGGACCAGCTTCAAAAGAAACTGTTTCTGTTTCATTGTATTCTGAAGCTAATAACCACCTGCCAAGTCTTTGAGCTTGACCTCTGCTTGTGCATCCAAAGGCGGTTAATTCAGTTTCTTTAAAACCAAATTTCCTGACAGCCTCAATATTTTCTACATATTCTACTGCTGGTTTATAAAAATTATTCTTATCAATATATCTAATATAGACTACAGAATTTCTATCTTTTAATGATGTAGATTCGTAAGTAAAATTACCATCAGATACATTTGAATTAGTGAAAGAATAAATAGGGGTATCTTCTGGCATATCATTTATGGCGTAAATGAATCCATTTGAATAATAGAACATTCCCCTAAATACAGAAGCCATATCAGACAACACTTTAAGAGCATCGTCTTGTGTTTGTAAATAAACATTACATGTAAATCTTGGTTCTACTCCTCCAAATCCATCTGAAACAAGTTCATCGCAATATTTAGCTATTTGATAAAGAGACCATTTGTCTACGTCATTTTCTGTGACATAGTTACCTACTCCATATCTTTTGTTTGTTAAAAGATCGTAGAAGCACCAAGCTGGATTGTCCGTCCATTCTTTTTCAGTTTTAAATTCTCCATCCCAATAATCATTTGATGTAGAATAAGGTAAAACTCCTGCTGCATCATAAACAGTGGTTTTTCTAGAAAGACCTTCTGAGAAAAGATTTCTTGCAAATGCTTTAGACAAAGAAAGTCTATCAAAATCAATTTGATTTACTCTAATAGAATCAGCATAGCCTTCTATTTTGCCGCCGAAACCAGCGGGTGATGTAAAGATTTCTATTTGATTATTATTAGTTATGAAATAAGAAGGAATAAAAGGTCCAGTTTTTGTATTTACTGCGTCGTAAATTTGTCCAGCAGCAAGAGGAATAAGTACTTTAATTTCACTCTGAGAAGAGCTTAAACTTACTGAAGTAGAAGAACCGTCAAATGTTTTATGGTATTCCTGTTTATTGTAGGTATTTAAGGCTTCTTGAGCAAGTGGAGCTATCTGTGCCCTTTGATTTATTTCATTTTGCCAAACAGGATCTGTAGCGGGTCTATATAAAGCTCCAACACAAAGAGTTTGATAAGCAGCGTAATTTGAAATATTTATATTGCATTGAATCTGCTTTTCTAGGTTAACTAGAACGTCTATTTCTGCATTCAATATGTCTGGGAAGTATTCTTTAGTAAGTCTTCTTTCAATAACAGGAACAAAAGTTGAAGACCTTCCTCCTGTCTGTTGTGAGGCTGCATTAAAATTGCAGTATATATATTTATAACAAGTTTCTGGTAAGTTATTAATATTGCTACTGTACGAAGTATCTTCTTTAAAGCTTACTGCTTTTACTAAATAAAAATCTTTTAGTTCTTGCGCTAATGCTCTTTCGTTTCCGTCAGCCGTTGCTCTTCTGACTGTTATATAGTCATTAGTCCAAGTCCTATCTGATATATTTATGTTATTTACTTTGCTTGCGTTTGTGGTGTACGATATGCTTGGTTTTACTACTTTTGGAAGTATATAAAAACTAATTCTTGTGAAATTTTCTTTAAGTTTGGTTGTCGAATATTTCGCTGGATCTAGGGCTTTTGTTATGGTGTAATTTTTGCTTTCATTTGGAGAAATAACTGTAAGTATTAGACTTACGTTTTCTCCAGATATAGTCATAGAAAGATTAAACTGATTACTTCTATGAATTAGAGTATAATTTCCGTCTCCAATGCTTCCTAGTTTAATAAAGAAATCGCAATAAAAACTGCAAAATCCTTGATCTTTTAAAGAAAAGTTTTGTGGGGTTTTCCAATTTTTCCAATATCTCTGAGGTATTAAATCAAATTCATAATAATCCGAAGTAGCCAAACTGCCTCCAGCATAACTATAAGCCTTTGTTCTTTGTCCATTGGCGCATAGAGTTTTAAGAGGCATCTTCAAATAAGTGTTTGATGCTACATTAAGAACGTTTGTATTATATGATCCAGCTACAGATGTAGAGTAAGATAGATTGCTAGAAATTAGATTCCATTTTTTATTTAACCAATTTCTTATCTTGATTCCATCTGATTTTGATAAAGCTTTATTGTAAACCAATATTTCAAAAACAGTGCATCTACTTGTACTCGCTGAAGAATTAATAGCTAAACCTTTTGGAGCAGCTACTGCATTTATAGGTCTTACAAAGTAGTTAGTATTTTGCCAGAAAATATTTACATCTTTTAAATTGCTTACGCTTGTTCCTACGATATAGGTATTTGTATCATTGGCATCATTCCAATAATTAGAACGGTTGAATTGATAAAAATTAACAGGCATTACTCCATAGATTTGACTACCTACTGTAAAAGCATTATTAAATTTACCATCAAACCCCAAAACAAAAGTATTTTCCAAACTATAAGAAGAAATTATCCTATTCCTTTCTGTGTTGGTTGCGCTGTCGTGCCATTTACAGACAGCAAATACAGTATAGTTATTACTAGCGTCAGCTAATGGACTTGTTTCGGTTTGGTAAACGAATCTTGCTTTCTGAGTGGTCGTAAATGAAACACCATAAGTTCCATTCGGGCTTTGCTCTGAATATGTTGATCCGTATGTTGGCTTGTTAGCACTTCCATTTGGAGATGCGTAAGTTCCATTTCCTAAAACGCATTTTATAGTTGATCCAGCTACAGTATTGGGCCAATTAGTTACTGATCCTGTTGAAGTGGTTAAAGAAGCATTACTTGCGTCAAACTGAGCAATTAGTCCATCTGTAATTGGAGGGTTAACATTGTCTGAATTTGTATATACGTTATTTTCTCCAACAAAGAAATCTGTTGTAATTACTTTATCAGTCTTAGCGAATGAATTAGTGGCTGTAATTGAAAGCGGAGTCGTATTTCCATAGGTTTTTGTTATTGGATCATAATTAGCAGGAACCTTAACCTTTAATAGTTTAACATCATAAGATCTTTCTGGAATCTTTGAGAAATAGGCAGCATTAAACTTAGAAGTTACAATAGCAGAATTCGTATATCTAAACGAAGAAGAATATATTTCAGTAATGCTTTCTAGATTTATAAAAGAAGCTCTTGAAGAATAAGTGTCTTCTGGAGTAATCTTTAATACTGATATATCCCAACCTAACCAATTTTCATTTTCGTTCAATGATAGAAACTTGGAAGAGGTGTCAAAAATAATTTGTTTAGAATATCCTTGAGTAATTTTTCCTTTCGACTCTAGTTCGAATATTTGAGGGAAAGTGTCCACTGTGACAGCTAAGTCTTTAGAATCATCAATTACTTTGGCTTTGTCTGAAATTAGATCAAGTACTGCGGAGTTGCTATTATAGCCTTCTTTGTAAATTGGCGAAATTCTAATTCTTATTTTAAAGTTATGACGGATTACAGAACCCACCCCAGCATCTAATGTTTGTCCATTAGTTAATTCAACATCTCTACTTGCTGGATCTAATGTAAATGTGCTGCTGCTTTGATTGGCACTTGTTACTCCTTCTATTTTTAAAGTGCCTTCTGATATTGGTTTTAAATCCTGATATTTTAAACTGACATAAAGAGAAGAAATTCTAAAATTAAGAGAAATCTTTTTGCATTCCCTGTTTAAAATGCGATAAGTTCTTTGATAATCAAGAGTTTCATCTTCAGTTGAAGCTAGTAGATTTGGACCTCTAAGTCTCTCTCCTATTGAGCGGATATAAGAAACATTGTCAAACTCTCCTCCAGATGAAGTCCCTTCTGGGGTTCCATTAGTTGCTTGAATGTTTATTTGCTGGAAGTTGTATTTATCTTGGCTGTCTAAAAGAGGGGTTTGATTCCATTGAACTGATCTTAAATATTTTGATTCTCCATCGCTACCCACAACTGATGGGTATTCATTATAAGTAACTTTTTTAAATCCTAGGTCTCCAACTTGACCTGAAAAGCTATATTGTCCCTCAAGAAGACCTTCAATTGGTCCCTCTGACAAAAGATCTTTTACTTTAGCAAATTGGTATACGTTATAAGTAAGTCCATCATATACAAATCCTTCAGCATCTTCATATGCAGCAGTTGGCGTTGGGGCTGCACTTGCTCCACCTCCACCTCCACCAAAACCTTTTATGTATTTAAAATCTTCAAGATTGTTCATTTTATATATTATTTATTTGAGCTTTTACGTCTGCTGCCGTTGATTTATTATCTAACTCAATGTTATTGACAGATACTTCAACTGTCTGAGATCCTATTTTCATTCTACCGTAACCAATTGGAACTGGACCGCCTTCTCCAAGAATGTTAGAAGGTCCATCAAATAAGTAGTTTGGCTTGCTGCCGTCTTCTTGTATTTTTCTAAAATCATCAAATTTTGGAGGCGACATCATTAATAATGTAATACCTGTTACAGCTAATCCTATACCTGCTCCAATCATCGCTCCTGCAATCGTTGCGCTTGTTGTAGAACCAGCAACAAAGCCTAATGCAGCAGGTGCAAAAACGCCTGTAGCTATTAACAAAACGCCAAGAACTAAAGCTAAGACTCCTTTGGTTGTATTGTTTCCGCCTCCCCCACCAGCACCCCTAATAATTGGAACGATATCTAAGGTTTCTAGCTTTTCATTAATCATTACTAATTCAGAATTGAGAATAGAGTCTGGTTTTTCTAGAGAAATATTTTCTGGATTCATTATTTCTCTCTTATTAACAAGCACTTTGTACTCTACGCTTTTTTCTGCTGCTCCTATTAGATATTTTAAGAGCTTGCCTTTAGACAAGACCTGAATAGCTCGCAATGCTTCCTTTATGGAATTTACTTTTAAATTCCAACTTTCTCTTCCTACTTGTTCTGCTATTTCTCCGTGTAAGGTAATACTAGTCATAAAGGTGATGTCTCATTATATAAATTACCCATTTTTTGTATTGGTTAGAAAGCTTTTCGGTAAGAGAACGCTTATTTCCGGGATGATGCAAAATAGTGTCTTCTCCAATATAAACAGCGCAGTGTATTGGAAAATTATAAGCTTTTGTTCTCATTATTAGAACATCATTCTTTTTAAAATCAAAAACTTCTTTAAATCCGTTATATTCAAAATACCTTTTTAAGTAATTATCTTTTTCTTTTAATGCTCCTTCTTCGTCTATAAATCTCTTGGTCGAGACCTCGTTATATTCTTCTTCAGATACAGATTCTTTTAGAACTTCTAATTCTGGGCATAGATGGATATTTAAATCGTGACAGAAATAATCTTTTACTAGCCAAAGGCAATCAGCAAATCCTAAAAGGAAAGGTCTTTTAGTGTATTGGATTTTGTATCCATTGGGATAATAGTTATGGAAAGTTCCGCTCTGTTTATTGTAAACTATACAAGGTAAACCTAGTCTTTCCGAAACAATTATATCTGCATCAGAAATAGAATCAAAATTAATATGAGAATGATAATAAGCCGCAAAATTAGATTGGCTATAAATATCCATCGCAAATTCAGTAGCTGAATTAATAAGGTTATCTTTCTTTTGTACCTCTAGTCCGTTATCTGTATGTACTAAAACGCCACATACTTCATTATTAGAAGTATTAGCGTGTTCAATAATTTTGCTTTTAATCTCTTCCGTTAGCATATTTGATTACTCCTTATGAAGCAATAGATTCTTCTTTTCTCTGCGTCTGTGAGCTTTTCAATGATTGATTTTTTATTTCTTGGTTGGTGTAAAATGTGGTTTTGCCCAAGATAAATGCCAAAGTGTGAAGGGTAATTTTCTAGGTATTTGAATACAATGATATCATGTTTTCTGGCATTTTCTATTCCTTCGATCTTAACGAAATTTTCTTTTTCAAAGAATTTATCAAAATTTTGCGAGTCGCAAAACTCTGCTAATTTATTTTTTACAAACTCTGGATAATCCTTATCCCAATCTGCTGTTCTTTCATAATGGAAAATCTTAATACCGAATTCTTCATTGTAATAGTTTTCTACTATTGATAAGCAGTCAGATACCCCAATTACAAAATCTTTATCAACGTATTTATTATAGTAATTTTCTGGAGAATACTCTTCAAAAGAATCACTTTTTAGTATATAAACTATGTTTTTTAGGTTAAGCTTGTGGCTTATCTGCTTATCTAGCTCTGAGAAAGAGTTGTCTTGTATGCAGTGAGAATGATAAATCCCAACAATTTTGCCATTCATTGCCGCCTTTAAGTAATCTAGGTGACATACAACAAATTCATTTTCCTTATCCTGAGCTATATTCTTACAAGGAAAAGATTCTAGTATATTCTTTTTATTTAGAAGCAGAAGACCACAACATTCATCTGGGTTTTCCTTTAATGAATGAGCTTTTATTTTTGCTTTTATTTCGTCGCAAATCATTATCCTACTCCTCTATTGTAATTAGATACTCCATAAAATCCTCCAAAAGGTAAAGGATTTTCTCCAAATCTAATTTTACATCCTTTTATACTCTTGGAGCATTGATCAGCTATCCAGTATTCTCCGTTTGGAGGAGGCACATCCATAGGTGTATTAGTTTTTGCTATAAAATAAAAATTAATCTTGTTTTTCGTAATAAAAACTATTTCTCCTTTTTTATAACTTTTTGACAATTGCCAAGCGCTTGGATTGTTTGCGATAGTAGTCTGTCCAAAAATCGCCATTTCAGAAATTATTTGATCGTCTTCAGTGGCGCAGATCGGTGCATTTTCTCCTGACGAATTACTTTTATTTGGTATTGGAGTTGTAGTGCCATGAATTTCTTCTTTTAAATTTTCGCTGTACTCATAAAGACAGCCTTCTCCTCTATATTGCCAAGGGCAAATATAACTTAAGACTCTTCTCTTAGGCAACTTCACTCTGTCTAGGTCTATTGCGCTTGAAAGCTCAAACTGAATGCTATTTTTATTTTCTGAAGACTTCCTATCAAAGTAATAAACATCTCTAGGAAATTCGCAATTTGGATCAGGATCAAATCCATCTGGTATGATTAATTTGTCAGGAGATAGGGTACTTACTCCATCAGATTGGTAAAAATTATTTCTGTCAAGGAATTTAGCAAAGGTTCTGATTCTAGTGAACTTTACTCCAATTAAATCTCCAAAATTAACAACCCCTTTAAAAAGGCTAAAAACGTCAAGCATCTCATCAGAAAAGCTTATTTGAACTTTCGGTTTAGGAAACACTCCTCTTGAAGCTGTTTCAAATCCCTCTGTCCCTAATGGAGCGGGTAAATAAGCTTTATTCTTCCAATAAATGATATTCCTTCCAAGTTTTAAATTATTATGTAATCGAATAACTCTATAATCAAAAGTATGAGTAGTATCTCCTCCGGGTAAAATTATTTGAAAGTTTTTGAGATTAACAATAAATTGAGAACTCGCCGTAGTCGTAAAACCAATTTCACTTAGATCTATTTCAAATAAAGAGATTATTGAAGAAGGCTCAAGAGAGAAAAACTCTGTATTTATTTTTAAAGATGCATTTTTTTCTTGTTGAGTAGCCATAATATTATGCTGGTACTTCTTCGAAGGTAGCTTTTACAGAGAAATTATTGAAGAATGGATTAGATGATCCCCATCTTCTACATACAAATAGTTTGGCATCTGTAGATGCAACTGTATACGGCGCAGATGGATAATAAATAAAAGCTGTCTTCGCTGACCTCGCACTAAAGAAATGAAGGATAGCAGTGCATTCATCTAACGTTAACCCATCAAAATTTAATTCAAAATTAAGCAGATTAAAGTTAATTTGGTCGCTTACTCTCTTTTCGTAGCCATCTCCGTATTTTATTACATCTACTTTGGGCTCAAAATTGGCTTGAGTTTGATAAGAAGGCTTCCAAATAAACAATGGGTAGTCTTTTTTGACAACAGGGTGTTGGAAGAATCCTCCCCAATAAGCATCTGAATTAGAAATAACGCTAGAGTAAACTGGTGGATTATTCGCGGGCACAGCGGCTTTAGCGTAATAATACCGATTATCTGTGTATATGATAATA